TTAATAGGAGAAACACATGACAAACTGGCCTACATATAAGTTCGACCACTCTTTTGCTGATCTCGAAAAGTTTAGTAAGTTCTATGTTGGTGCTGATAAGATCGCACAGCGTATGGCAGAAACAGTAGAGCATATCCAAAAGACTGCTGGCGCCGCATTCCCTCCATTCAACCTCAAGAAGACAGATGACAACGTTTATGTCGTTGAACTTGCTGTCGCAGGGTTTGGCAAGCAGGATATCGAACTTACACTCGAAGACAACAAACTTGTTGTTAAGGGTCAAACTACTGTAGAAACACTAACTGAAGACGGCATCGACGTTCAGTATCTACACAAGGGAATTGCTGACCGTGCATTCACTCGTACATTCTCACTCGCTGACAATGTTGTTGTTAATAATGCTGCTATGGTCAATGGCATCCTTAAGATCTGGCTTGAACATATCATTCCAGAAGATAAGAAGCCAAAGAAGATTGATATCACAGATACAGAGTCTCCTAAGAAGTCAAAGAAAGAACTTCTCGTAGAAGACAAGTAATATATCATGACATAATATATTATGTGGCTGGTGGCATTAGCTTCTGGCCACATTTTCATTTCATACGAACTAAAAGAAAGACAATACAAATGCTAAACGTACTAGAAGCTGCTGCCAAATGGGTAAACAGTTATTCACTCTACATGTCCACTATCGCACAACTAAATGCTTTGACTGATCGTGAACTTAAAGATCTTGGTATGACAAGAGAACAAATCATATTCGAAGCAGCAAAACATTTTGCGAGGGGATAATGAAAGTACTCAGATTCATCTTCGAAATCTTTATTGAAACAAGAGATCTTCAGAACCAGTGGAACTATAAGACTGGAGCTTTCCTACATCATAAATAAGGCATGATGATAACTTCTATATTATGGCCTGATTTTAATATAGGAGATCACAATGGCTTTAGTAACTTTTGAACAATTGAATGAATTCTTTGAAGATACTGACGAAGACATCGTTCAAGCATTCGTAGAACCATTAAACGAAGTAATGACATTCTACGAGATCAATACACCACAGAGAATCTCTATGTTCTTGGCACAGGTTGGACACGAGTCTGGCGGACTAAGAGCAAGAAAAGAGAACTTAAACTATAGGGCAGAAACACTCGTAAAGGTGTTTCCGAAATATTTTCGTGGAAAGAATCCAAACGAATACGCAAAGAATCCAGAGAAGATCGCAAACCTCGTCTACGCAAGTAGAATGGGTAACGGTCCTCCTGAGTCTGGTGATGGTTACCGCTACTGCGGTCGCGGTCTTATCCAACTAACAGGTAAGAGCAACTATCAGGCTTTTGCTTCTGATATGAATATGGATTTAGCAGAAGCAACAGAATGGTTAGAGACAGAAGAGGGAGCAGCTTGGTCAGCCGGCTGGTTCTGGGATTCAAGAGAACTTAATCAATGGGCAGATAAGGATGATATCCTTACTGTTACTAAGAAGATCAACGGTGGAACAATCGGTCTAGCAGATCGTAAGCATCATTATGAAGCAGCCTTAGAAATATTTGGAGGTTAATGATGCCTAAATTCGGTACACCAGACGACGAACCAGCTGCAGCAAAGCCTGCTATGGATCAGTTACCACCCGCTACAAAGGGTGCAGCTGCTTCTATACAGACTAACTTTGTTGATTCAGGTCCATCAAGATCAAGCGCTGCTCCTCAGATGTCAGAGGCAGCACAACTCGCAGCGATTGAACTAGAAAAAGAAAAATGGAAAGCAGAACACGCTAAGCAGGAAGAGCCATGGATGAAATCAATGTGGAGACCAGCTATGGGCTGGCTTTACATGATCATGTGTTTCTGCGATTTCGTTGCATTTCCAATCATAGCAATGTTCATGCCACAGTTTCTTAAAGGCATGACATATATCCCTTGGAAGTCAATCACACTCGATAACGGTGGCTTGATTCACATGGCATTCGGTGCTATCCTTGGTGTTGCTGCTTGGACGCGTGGACAAGAGAAGATAGCTGGTAAACAGTAATTTACTTCTCTCTTAGAATATGTTATAATATGCTTACAGTTGATAATTTGAGGTGTATATGTCACGTTTCTACACAAACTTCTACGCACGTGGTAATAAGATCTACTTGCGTGGATACCAGAATGGCAAGCGTATTAGTGAAGAGGTAGATTACCAACCCTACCTCTTCATTCCCTCTGAAAAGGGTGATTACCTTACGCTTGATAACAAGAAAGTTGGAAAGATAAACTTCAGCTCGATGCGAGAAGCTCGAGACTTCGTCAAGCAGTACAGCGACGTATCTAACTTTAAGTTTTATGGTCTAACTAACTACCCGTATGTATTCATCAACGATGAGTATCCTGGTCAGATCGACTATGATCCTGAACTCGTATCAGTAGTTACCATCGACATCGAGGTTGCCAGTGATGATGGCTTCCCTGATATCAAACAAGCGTCTAAACCTATTACTGCTATCTCGCTTCGTAAGAATGGTCGCAGCATCGTGTTTGGTTGTGGTTATTACAAGCCAAAGTCTGATGATGTGATCTATGTCCTCTGCAAAGACGAGAAAGATCTACTCGCTAAGTTCATCATGGGTTGGAATCATCCTGATTGGACACCCGATGTGTTGACGGGTTGGAACGTAGAGTTCTTTGACGTACCATATATCGTCAACCGTATCATTGGTCAGCTCGGTGAGAAGGAAGCTAAGAAGCTCTCGCCGTGGAAATTCCTTGATGAGAAAGAAATCATCGTAAGAGATCAGAAGAACCAGGCATTCGTGCCGGCTGGTATCACTATCCTCGATTACATGCATCTCTACAAGAAGTTCTCGTTTACTAACCAAGAGTCTTATCGTCTAGATCATATCGCTAACATCGTGCTTGGTGAACGTAAACTCGATTATTCAGAGTACGATAGCTTGCTTGACTTGTACAAGAAAGATTACGAGAAGTTCATCGACTATAACATCCATGACTGTGTGCTCGTTGATCGTCTCGAAGATAAACTTGGTTTCATCAAGCAGGTCTTTGCTCTTGCATATGATGCTAAAGTCAACTACACTGATACGTTGACTACTGTTAGACCATGGGATGTTATCATTCACAACTACCTGTTGGATCAAAAGATTGTTATCCCACAGCAGAAGATCGAAGATAACTACGATACTCTCGTTGGTGGTTATGTCAAGGATCCTCAGGTTGGCATGCATAAGTGGGTTGTATCTTTTGACTTGAACTCGCTCTATCCACACCTTATCATGCAATATAATATCTCACCAGAAACCTTCGCTGGTCGTCAGCAGTTTCCTAGCATCGACTATTTGCTTGATGGTCATTGGGAATATCGTGATGGTTCAGTAGCATATGCTGCTAATGGTTGCACTTATAGAAAAGATAAACAAGGTTTCTTGCCTCAACTCATGGAGAAGATGTACAATGATCGTGTTATCTACAAAGACAAGATGCTTGAAGCCAAGAAAAGATTCGCGCAAACGAAAAGCAAAGATGACGAAAAACTTGTCTCGCGTTATCACAACCTTCAGCTCGCAAAGAAAATTCAGCTCAACTCGGCGTATGGAGCGCTGGGCAACCAATACTTCAGATGGTTCAATTTCAATCACGCAGAGGCGATCACAACTTCTGGTCAGTTATCGATCCGCTGGATTGAGAAAAAGATTAATGCATACTTCAATAAAGTCCTCAAGTCTGAAGACAAAGATTATGTGATTGCATCTGACACTGACTCAGTCTATGTTAACATGGGTCCATTGGTTGATAAACTCGAGATGACAGATGATCTTGAGATCGTTAAAGCACTCGATGCTTTTTGCGAACAAAAGATCCAGCCTTACATCGATAAGTCGTACCAAGAGCTTTTCGATATGATGTCTGCTTATCAACAGAAGATGCAGATGAAGCGTGAGAACATCGCTAACAAGGGAATCTGGAAAGCTAAGAAGATGTATATCCTCAACGTGTGGAACAGTGAGGGTGTGCAGTACGAAAAGCCACAACTTAAGATGATGGGTATCGAAGCTGTGCGTTCATCTACGCCTGCATCTTGCCGTGAGAACATTAAGAAGACTCTCGAGTTGATCATGAACACAGACCAAAAGACTGTGCTCAGCTTCATCGAAGATTTTCGTGAGAAGTTCTTCAGCATGGAGTTCGAAGAGGTTGCATTCCCACGCAGCGTTAAGATGATTTACTTCCGCAAAAATGAGGGTGGTAGTACATTCCCACTTCATTATAAACTTGATCAGAAGTCGCTTCCAATCCAAGTTAGAGCATCTCTTCTTTATAACAAAGTTATTAAGGATGCTGGTCTTGAAAAGAAACATCAACCAATCGCCAACGGCGATAAGATTAAGTTTGCCTATCTGGTAACACCTAATCCTATCACTCGACAAGAAGATGTTATTGCCACTAACTCTGCGATGCCTAAACAACTCGAGATTAATAAATATATTGACTACGAGAAGCAGTTTGATCGAGCTTTCCTAGATCCTATCAAGTCAATTCTTGATGTATTGCACTGGAAAGTAAACACTAAAAAGGTATCTACACTAGAGGATTGGTTCGCATGAAGTTAAGCGATGATGATTTTGGGTTTAGTCTTGTATCTGAGTCAGAGTTAAAGGCTCATGAAGAACAACTGAAGAAGGTAGTAGAGCAACAAGCAAAGGCAGTCGAACAGAAGACTGTTGAAGCACAGGATAAATTGCATGGTCTAAGAGATATGATCATGCCTCTTCTTGTAAACCTATCTAAAGATCCAAACAAAGAATATATCCTTTGGCCTGATCGTGCAGCAAAGATACAGGCTTTTATTAAGAAAGTTAATAACTACGTAGACGGATGATAAATTATCTGGCACTCGTAGTAGCACTGGCTCTCTCGGGTGTCTCTGGCTACTA